CCAGAGTATGTGTTTACTGGACATTTTCACAAGCGTCAAGCCAAAGGCAATGTACACTACTTGGGCAGTCCGTTTGGTCACAACTATGCTGACACTTGGGACGATGACAGAGGCATGATGAAATTGTCATGGGGCGGCACACCAGAGTATATAAACTTTGATGGACCTCGCTATAGAACTGTGCCTTTGAGTAGATTGATTGACGAACCTGATGTTATTCTCAACGATAAAACCTACTGTAGAGCTACGTTGGATATCAATATCAGTTATGAAGAAGCAAGTTTTGTTAAAGAAACTTTTAGTCAACAGTACAACGTCAGAGAAATAGCACTGATCCCCAGCAAAAAAGAAGAGCATGCTCAAGATTGGCGAGTTGTAGATGACATTGAAGTTGAAAATGTAGACCAAATTGTTTACAACAGTCTAAATGCTGTAGACAGTGACATGATAGACAAAAAAATCTTAGTGGACATTTATAACAGCCTATGAGTAGTTTTAAACAGTGTGAATGTTATCCTTGCAAAGTTTACCCCAAATGGCCTGTGCTGTGGAGCATTGGTAAAAATCGCAAGTGGTACGAAATACCAAAAAACGGATCTTTCACAATCAAACAAACATACTTTGGAACTGTAGATCCTGGACCAGAAATCAAATACTGGAACAATCCTCCCGAACACAATGACACAATAATTGTTGTTTGGCGTGATCCTATTGATCGTTTCAAAAGCATGTTCATGCACTATTTCTTAGAAGAAGGTTTGAGATTTGATTGTATGTTAAATTTTTTCTCTGAGCGTGATGTCGATCTTGGCAAGCAGTGTATACCCAAACGAATCGAATTGGCACTGTCACATCTAATGGAGTTTGGTACCAATGAAGAATGTCATCACTTTTATCCACAAACTTGGTTTATCAATCAAACACACATACACAAAATGCAAATAATAGAAGTATCAGAACTCACTACATTGATGAATGTTCCTGTTGACAACAGCACACCCAAAGACCGTGAACATCTTATAAACTTTACAAAACAACAACAAGAGTTTATAATGGACGTATACAAGGAAGATTATGATTTTTATAATCGTATAAAGAAAACAAAATGATCATACTCAAAGATATTACTATAAAAAACTTTATGAGTGTTGGCAATGTCACACAAGCTGTGCGTTTTACTGACAATGGACTCACACTGGTACTGGGCAACAATCTAGACCTAGGCGGTGATGGCAGTAGAAATGGTACTGGTAAAACCACTATCATCAATGCACTCAGCTATGCTGTGTACGGCAATGCACTCACAAACATTCGCAAAGACAATCTTGTAAACAAAACCAACAGCAAAGGCATGTTGGTCACACTGGATTTTGAAAAGGATGGTGTTAAATATCGCATTGAACGGGGTAGAAAGCCCAATGTGCTTAAATACTTTGTCAACGAACAAAACGTTGAAGAAGATGAAGCACAAGGTGAAAACCGTCAAACTCAAGCACAAATAGAAAAACTGTTTGGCATGAGTCATGATATGTTCAAGCACATTGTGGCACTAAACACATACACAGAACCTTTCCTCAGCATGAGGGCAAATGATCAACGTGCTATTATTGAGCAACTGTTGGGCATTACCATGCTAAGTGAAAAAGCAGAGGTTCTCAAAGAACAGCAAAGGCTGACCAAAGATGCAATCAAACAAGAAGAATATAGAATTAAAGCAATTGAAGAAGCAAATCAGCGGATTGAAAAGAGTGTTGGTGATTTGGAACGAAGACAAAAAATCTGGCGAGATAAACAAGCGTCTGATGTACAAGATGTCCAACAGCAAATCAGCACACTGGAAAAGATAGATATACAAACTGAACTCGACAATCATGCACAGTTGAGTGATTACCTCGAAAAGAAAAATCTCAAAGATCAAGCTGAAAAGTGGCTTACTAGTATCAATCAAGACAATGTTAAACAACAGCGTTTGATCGACAAACTGGAAAAAGAAATTGCACTGTTAGAAGATCATAAATGTCATGCATGTGGACAAGATATTCACGACAGCAAGCAAGAAGAAATACTAGCCAACAAACAAGAACAAAAGCAAGAAGCACACTTGCAAACTGTTGCCAATGATGCTCAAGAACAAGAATGGCTGCAAGCAATCGCAGAGCTGGGTGAACTGGGTCAAATGCCAGTCACACACTATTCTACACTGCAACAAGCACTGGAACATCAGAACACACTCAATAATTTGCGCACAGAAGAACAGCGTATCAACAACGAAACTGACACATATCAAGATCAAATTGATACACTCAAACAAACTGGCATGCAAGAGATCGATTGGAACACCATGAATGATCTCAATGTTCTCAAAGATCATCAGGACTTTTTGTACAAACTGCTGACAAACAAGGACAGTTTTATTCGCAAGCGCATTATTGAACAAAACTTGCAGTACTTGAATTCGAGACTTGCTTACTATTTGACCAAGTTGGGTTTGCCACATGAAGTGCAATTCCTCAGTGATCTCAGTGTAGAAATCACTGAACTAGGCAGAGAATTGGACTTTGATAACTTGAGTCGCGGAGAACGCAACAGACTGATTTTGGGACTAAGTTGGAGTTTCAGAGATGTTTTTGAAAGCATGAATACACCTGTTAACTTTTTGGCAATTGATGAGCTCATTGACAGTGGCATGGACACCAATGGTGTTGATGCAGCACTGGGCGTTCTCAAAAAGATTGAACGTGAGCGCAACAAAAACATCTTCCTGATCAGTCACAGAGATGAACTGGTAGGTCGTGTTAACACCATACTACAAGTTATCAAAGAAGGTGGATTTACTACATTTAGCACAGACACGGAGTTTGTTGATGAGAGATCATAGTGGCGATTGGTGGCAGCACTATTGCCCAAAACAAAAAGATATAATGAGTTTTCAAAAAACCGACGAGTGTGATTGGTGTGGAGAAAAATACACAAGCACAGTACAACATCCACAACAACTGCTCACAAAGAAAATTTTACCCATTGACGTATTTTACAAGGTTTTTAAAAATGGATGATGATGATCTTACAATAAGCATAGGCGCTTTCAACAACAAAGGTGAAAAAGGTGACGATGATTTCAATTCTTGGATGGAACATGAAGCACCATTTTTAGATACATCAGACAGTGCCATTACCATAAGCAGTATCGACACTGGTTATACATTCACCAAGAGAAAATATGTAGATGTAAAAAAACTGCAATACAGCGTACCCATTGATGTTCTGTTCAAATGGTTTCCAGAAGATATGAAAGATGAGTTAAATGACGACATTCCTTTTTGATGTTGATGGCACACTTACAGATGCAAGACGCACAATCGATCCTGAGTTCGAACAATACATGTTGGACTTTGTACAAAAGCATCACTGTGTGATTGTGACTGGCAGTGACAGACCCAAAACACTGGAACAAATTGGAGAACGCTTGACCAATAGTTTTGCAAGAGTATATCATTGCAGCGGCAACCACGTGTTTGAAGGCAACACTGAAATATCTCGCACAGATTGGTCATTGAATGCTGAACAGATTGAATTTTTAGAACAAGAACTCAAACACATAAACTACAGCGAACCCACTGGAAATCACATAGAACAGCGTGTGGGCACAGCAAATGTGAGCATTGTGGGCAGAAACGCTGACTGGGATCAACGTGCTAGATACGTTGAATGGGAAAGAATAAACTGTGCTAGACAGTTGATTGCAATAGCATACAACGAACAGTTTGATGACAGCATAGCACAGGTAGCTGGAGAGACCAGCATAGATATTTTTAAAATTGGCTGCGATAAAAAACAAGCAGTTGATCAACAAAAGGACACAACTATATTCTTTGGTGACAATTGTTTTCCTGGAGGAAACGATCACACGGCAGCACAGGCTTGCAACGTGTATCACCAGATTGATCGAGGATACAAACAAACTTGGCAAATCTTAAAAAAGAGGTACATTTAGGTTGACAATTACAGTTTTCGACATATATAGTAGTTGCTATATACACACATGCAATGGACTTATCAAGGCAAAATCGTAGATGAAATACCACAGGGTTATATTGGGTTTGTTTACCTGATTACCAATACCACGAATGGCAAAAAATACATAGGCAAAAAACTAGCACAGTTTAAGGTCACTAAAAAACCACTCAAAGGCAAAAAAAATAAAAGACGTTCAACCAAAGAAAGTGACTGGCGGACCTACTGGGGAAGTTCAGACAAACTTAATGCAGATGTTGAACTTTTAGGTCCAGACAAATTCACAAGAGAAATACTCCATTACTGCACCAGCAGAGGAGAATTATCTTACTTAGAGGCTAAAGAACAATTCGACAGAGAAGTATTGCTCACTGAAGAATATTACAATGGCATTATAAACGTCCGTGTAGGCGGATCTAAGGCACTAATCGAATCTCTTAAAAAATAATATACCCCCTTTGTACAAAGCATTGAGGAGGCGACACATGGTGTTTAGCCAACGGAACTTGCCGGGGGACACAAACCAAAAGAGTGGGCTCTGTTGAGCTATTACAACCCACGGGTATTGCTGAATCAGTTGCCGTTATTTGCGATTCAGTAGCCTGCGTTGAAAGCGGCGAGTAAAGGGGTTGAGCACAACCGCCTCTGCCTGAAAAGGTTTCGCTAATAACGGTGCGCTTGGGAGCGGGGTAATGACCTTAGCTTTTTTTTTGCACTTGGCCGTACACAGGCTAAGTGCGACTGAAAACAGGGTAATGACTAATATCATATAAAAAAATATTCAAAAAGAAAAACTTCAAACGAATGAAATGAGTTTGACGATGAGCGTTAGCTCTTCGAATTAGAATGTTTGTTTTTTACCTTTGCTTAGATGTTGTTTTTCTGCTTCAGCTTTATCAATCATAGTTTCTTTGATTTCTTCAAGGAAATACATGGGCATGTTGTACATGTCTTGTATGGTATAACTTCCATTACTAAACAGTGCTATTTGATTGATTGTTTTTCTGATGGATTTTCTGTAGTCATTGAGTCTATCAATTTGTGTTTGTACTTCTTTGTGATTGGTGCATCTTCTCAAGGCTTTTTGAAAAAAAAAGCTGGGTTAAACTCTACAGGTGCTTTGTAATTTTTGTTGCACTCTTCATTGCTGCAAAAGAATTCAAAGTCGTTGCTGATTCCGTTTTCGTTTTGCTTGGTGATAGCACGTTTTAATAGATCTACAGTTTTGTTGTCGGTTTTGCCCAAGTAATCAATGATGTATTCCAGTTGTGTCACAGACTCACCGTTGGGCAGTTTGATTTCGTGAATACCGTCTGCAATTATTGCTAGTGCAGTAGCAGTACTCAATTCCAAACTTCTTTTGAATGTTTCTTGATTGATGCTTTCTTCTTGATTTTGATTTCTCAGCATCATTTCAATCAGTCTCTGATTTTCAATAGTTTGTATATTGCCAGCATTTACAGTTTTGAGTGTGTTGGGTTTGAGTACAAACGTCAACTCTCCAATTTCTATCTCGGATTCTTCAATAACATTTACTTGACCAAGTATAGTACCCAATTCTATTTCGTGCTGATTGTATGTTTCACAGTGAGGACACTTGCTTTCAACATCTAGTTTGTTGTCATAACTGGCTGCTCTGCTGCCCAGCAGTATAACATCAACATCAGGCATGCAAATTTCATAAGGATCTTGAATGTCAGGAGCGATGCTTTTAAACAATTCAAACATGCTTTCGCCATTGTAGAGTGCGTCAGGTATGTTCAACAGCATTTCATCTCTCACAGTCATTGGCAGTATACCAATTTCTCCTTGTTCTGTGAGATTTGGTTTGTCTGTGTACCATTTGCCCTGTGTTGGCAACTTTACATATATTTCTTTGGTACGATAGTATTTGTCCAGAGGATTGTTCATTTTTCGCCTATAAATAACAGTATATAGAATTATTTATCCTAGTTAAGTGAGCAGTTAATGGCATTAATACAAATTCCAATGGGAGGCAAAATGGTACCAATCGAAGTGCCTGACTTTGCCATGGAAGGCACACAGCAGGCTATATTGGACGCAACCAATAAGATGGCTGTGCAAATGGGTGCCACTGCCAGTGCTATCAAAGATCAAAGTCAAGGACTGGACGGTGCCGCTGACAACTTGGACGATGCAGCAAGAAGTGTTCGTGAAAGACTGTCTGACGCTGCGAGAAATATCGGTAAAGAAAGTATCAAGTTCAGAGAAGGTGTCAACACTTTCAACAAATTTGCAGACAAACAAAAATTCAGTGATCAAGCAGCCAGTTTCTTTAACATGATACAGATGCCCATGATGGCAGGTGTTATGGGTACAGGTATTGGTATACTTGAACAGTTTGGTGCTGCTATGAACAACAGCAGACGTGTTGGTGTGGGCATGGGAGAAGATTTCATGCAGATGCGCAGAGACGTGGGAGACTTGGGTTTGACATTGGATCAGTTTACAAACATGATGATCACCAGTGGCCCTGCTATCAGAAGTCTTGGAGATAACACATCTGAAGGCACACAGCGTTTAATTGCACTCAATAGACAGTTTGCCAATGCTACTAGAGAATTTGGTTATTTTGGTTTAAGTGCCACAGACATGACCAGACTGCTGGCAGAAGAAGTGGAATTGAGACGCTTGACCAGCACACAAGAACAGATGCGCAATCTAGACATGCAAGAATTCAGCGCCAGTATAACAGATAACATTGCACTGCAAGAGCGCATGGCAAGACTAACAGGCGAAGATCTACAGCAAAGATTGGCCAACAGACGTGCGCTACAACAAGACGAAATTGTACAGAGTTCACTGCGCAATGCCAGTGAAGGTACTAGAATGGCCATTGATGTGTTGGGTACAGAGATGGGTACACTGGGAGAAAGTATTGCAGGTGCTATTGCTACTCAAATTGCAACTGGTCGTGCTGCTGAAGCGTTTGCTAGTGAACAACAAGCACTCATGGGAGGTGGCTTTCAGCGCATCAGAGACTTTGTTATCAACAACAGAGACAGCATGGAAAGAACAGACTTTGCTGCTGGTCTAAGACAGATCATTGAAGATGAAATTGGCGGACTGGACAGTGAAAACTTGCGCATGCTTGCCAGTACCAGTGGACCTATTGCAGGCGTTGCCAGAGAACTATTGGGCATGCAGAACAGATTGATAACCTCTGGCAGTGTTATTGACGCAGAAGCAGAAGCTAGACGTCAACAACAAGGTGCTGCTGATGATGGATCACTGGCTGCAACGGGACTTCAGCGTGACGCAGAAGTGCTCAGCAATGTTATGAGATCATTGACCATGGACTTTGTTATGATGGCCATGGGTGTTGACCCAACGTCAGGTGGCGATATGATGTCTAGTTTGTTGCAAAACATGAGCGGTGCTATGCGCAGTGACTTCTTCCAAGGTCTAGCAAATGCTGGTGGTACATTTATGGGACAGTATGCAGGTACAAGACCAGTTATTGAACTGTCTAGAATGGCGCAGTTGCAGGCAAGAGAAGCAGAAGAAGGTGGACTAACTCCTGCAGAACAACAAGAACTAGCAGGATTGATGGAACGAGCAACATTGAACACTGCACAACTTGGTACAATTATTGCCAGTGAATTTGGTCCTGATGGTATAAGCCAAGCAGCAGAAATACTGAGAAGAGGTGGTGCAGCATTTGCAGCGGGCGGAGCGCCGGTTGGCGGCGATAGTGAAGATAGTGTGTTTAGTAGAGTTCTTTCAGCAAGCGGTAATGCATTAAATGTTGTAGTACAAAATCTAAATGATTTTCTTGGTGGAAACGACTTACCTTCTACTACGCCTCCTACTCCTCCTGAAAGCAATAACTAACTAGGTTGACAAACACGATAAATATACTATAATAGAGAAAAGAGCATTCTATGAGTTGGAAAAAACACTTTACAGTATACGGCGGCCAAAACGCTGACAGTATGAAACCTAGCAGTGCTAGTCGTTTCCAAAGTTGGCTACCTGAAGTATACAGCGGTCAACCCAATCGTGTTGAACGATATGCGCAGTATGACCAAATGGACATGGACAGCGAAATCAACGCTGCACTGGATATTATCAGTGAGTTCAGCACACAAATAGACGAACACAGCGGATTGCCTTTTCGCATTGAATAC